TAAAGTGGCCGATACTCCGCCAGCCCGTCATATCCGAAGACAGGCCGAGCGCGCAAAGCAAAGCATTCCGAAGATCAGCACCGTGTACTTGAGGCGGTTGTATCTCAAGGCGCAAGAAGAGGCGGGAAAGGGCGGAGAACCGCGTCAGCCGGTGGAGTGGAACTTTCAATGGCTGGTTGGCATGCATTACAGGGAACAGTGGTACCCAAGCGAGAACACGCACAAGCGGATTCTGATTCTCCCTTACTGGAAAGGTGATCCGTCGAAGCCGATCAAAGCGCCGGGCGCAAAGGTTTATAAGGTTGTTAGATAATAACTCTTGACATTCTATCTAGGATAACCGATAATACGATTATGACGACAAAGCTAAATCCAATTCAAAAACAAATCGCAAACGGAGTCTCTATGGCTTCGCTATTGGCCTACCTAACAGAAACGACCTGTTCCGAGGCATGCTGGGAAGCGAGAGAGGACGTTTGTAGATGTTCCTGTGGAGGAACGAACCATGGATGTATGCGTTCGCCTGACGGAGTTCGACCACAACGGACGGCAAGGATCGACGGTGTGCGATATGTCCTGAAGGCGACCGCCCCGGACGACTCCGATAATCCTGCCAGAGCGGAAATCTACAAGACGGCGAAAGAACTGAACGGCCCGAACTACCGCTCGTGGGATACGAACGTCAAGGGCGCTCCGGCCCGAATCCGCAACGCCACTAAGGACCAACTAGCTCGCTGGCCGGAACTGGCAAGCTACCGCGAGAGCATCGAGAAGATCAAGCAGGGTCGCTACTGTCAGATGGATATCTACGAGGCGTGGCCTACGCTGCTTTGGGTGATGGAGCCATGAGGATTGATCTAGAGCTTGCGAGCCTGATTCTCAGCGCTGCGAAGGCGCTAGGGCTAGTCGTCTTGGCGGTTATCCTTGTGGTATGGAGCCGGAAGTTTGAGAAGTCACGTTGACGTGATTATCATGAGTGAAACGAATTCCCAGTTAAGCCGGAGGGTCTTGCCGACCATAGAGAACGAAGACGGCGAGCTGATGGTTGGTCAGTGGTTCTGGATTCAGGAGCACGACGACAAGAAGCCGTGGTTAGGCTGCATAGTCCATCTAGGGTCTAACTACGCGGAATTCGACGGACCGGCTGAGACCTACGGCGGAGTTTATACTACAAGGGTTCATTTCAATAAATTCTATCAGGTCTGTAAGGCTGCGCCGGACGCGGAAGAGTATATAGCGCGTAAGGTAGAAAAGCATCGCGGGAAAGCCCGAGCGTTAATGGCGGAGGTTCAGGAGATTACGCGCAGCCTAGCGATCAGCCCGAGACAGAGCTTAAGCGACGGGAGCGAGACGCAGGCGCTAGCGATTCGTAGCGGCTCTCAGCCCGTAAATGAGTACAAAGAGGCGTTGATTCTCGCCAAAGAGAAGACCTTGCCAGAGTTGTTCGATAGGATCAAGAGACATAACGAGGCGATGGCCGCATGGCTTCAAGCGCCGATATTGGCTATGGAGGGGGCGCTGGCGGAGCTTCAACCGGCGATTAAGGTAATCAAAGCGCGGGTGTTTCATGTGGAACTGTACGCCGGTCTGATAGAGCAGGTCGAGCAAGTCAAAGAGGGCGAACCAGCCCCGATTGGCGAGCGCGTAAGGCTCTTCCAGCGGCGGGCCTATATGGACGAAGAGTGTTTAGCCGAGTACCGAACGGGCGGTATGACGTTCAAGGATATTCAAGCGTTCGATAAATGGGTTATAGAACCCGAGAATCTAGAGCGATTACTGCCCTTCCCGCGATGTGTCCTTGCCTTTCAGGTTCGGAGAAACGAGAAGCACCGAGAGGGCGTTACGTTCCGCGATTTCATTAACATCCTCTTCGCCTCGGAAGCCGATGAGCTGACCTTTCTGTATATCAGAAACGGCGAACAGGTATTTCGCTTAAGCACGGGCATAGAGTTCGGCTCTAAGCTGTTCCCTGATATCGAGCGCTCGGAGCTTGGTAGCGGAGTGTACGCCAAGATGTTTGGTGGTAGGGTGGACAAATTGATCAGCGAGGGCGAGCATCTGCAAATCTTCGATGACGAGCGGAAGGCGCGGAAGAGGTACGAAGAAGAACTAGCAGAGTGGAAGCGGACGCCTAAAAAGAAACGTGGCTGGGAGCCGCATTATTTCGGTAGTCACGACAAGTATATTTTCTGGTCGCCGGAGAGCGTCTATTACGACGACATATCCGAACACGTCAAGGACCAGATTGACGAGCATAACCGACTGGTGCTAGTTCTCCAAGGGTTGTTGGATCGTTCGCCGGTATTTCATCCTCACCCGCCTTGGCAGCTATGGAGCAATGAAGGGTTTGCTCAGGCGGTTGAACTGATTTACGATCAGTCGCGGGCTCTGGTTGCCGGGGATGCGCCGGACTTTGAAGCTTACCGCGAGGAACTGAACAGGTCGATCAAGGCAGGCTCTGTCACGGTCGGTCAAGAGGTTTACTGGGAGCAAGTTGAGGCGGAGCGGTACAATAGATGGTGTCATAATAACTGGCGGATTCGGCATCACGTTGACGTGACTCGGCATCGGCCTTATGGTAATCCGGGTCCGGGGACGCTGGCTACGGTAGTGAAGGCTACGGGCGGGCGCTGCTTCTACAAATGGAAGCGAGAGCGATTAAACAACCGCTATTCAATGGTGGAGGGTGACGACGCTATTGCTTGTAGTATTGCTGTGCCAAAGACTGCGCTCTTGCACGTTAATGCTTACGCGCCCGGCGACTTCAAGCAGTTTTTTGCCGACCCTCGAACGAGAGCGGACTATCTGAGATGGGCTCCGTATCTTCTCGAATGCGAGGAATGGTGGGCGGGGAACAGAAATGGACGATAACGAGTATAACAAGCTGAGGCATACATGCGGCCAGCATAAGAAAACTCTCAAGCTGGCGAACGGCTTAGAACGCGAGGTAAGCGCGTTCGATGAACGTTACTTTATCGCCGATCCTTCATGCAAAAAGTGTATTGAAAAACAAGCGCGGATAGAGCGCCAGCAAAGGTTTAGCTCGGGTGTAGTCCGGCATTCGCTACGCAAGCTCCCGTCGTTGTCGCAACGCGACGACGATTCTGGGGAATGGTAGGATAAAGCGGGAACAGAAAAGAGGGGAAAATGAGAGTTGAATTTGCAGAACAATACAGCGTCTGTTGTCTTGTAATAGACGTTGAGCAGCTTGAACCGTTGTCTTCTCAATCGCAGGACTTATTAGAGGAAGCATGGGAGAAGGAATGCACGTATCATGACGGCGAGGAAGAGCTGATATGCGCCCGGTTCCCTAATAGGCCTCAAGAGGTTTATACTGAATCAGCGTTCACGCGAAGCATCGAGCGACTTCTGAAAACAAAGGACGGACAATGACGGGTTTAACCGACGAAGAACGGGCGGAATTTACGTTGCTAAACATGGCAGCGTTCAGCCTCGCCAGAGAAGAAGCGGCGAAGAAGAACACGGTGATCCCCTGTTGGCTTGTAACCTCGGAAGAGGCTCGCGAGCGAATTAGAGCCGACTTCGTGGAATTCTGCGCTACAGCCCGTTTTCTCGAACAAGGCAAGGCATGTACTAGGGAATGGCTGGAAAAGCGCTTAAACGCGCTTAAAACGTCATTACAGGGCACTCTAGAGCAATGGATAGAGTCGGAAACAGAGTTCAAACGGCTCCGGGAAGAAGGGAACGCGAGAGCGTATTTTGCGTGATCGAAATGAGTAAAACGCAGCGATGGGAAGATGCTTTTAGACGTATCGCCACAGAGCCGGTATCCGTGCATCATTCAACGGGCAATATCTCTCTTTCGCCTTCTGAGTTCATCGACGTAACCTGTCCCGGCTTGGAAAGAGAGTCGTTACCCTGCGGTCAGCCCGTATGCGTAGAAATTGGCCCTGTCCCGCTTTGTTTTTCATGCGCTGCCAAGGTAATTGGCAAGCTCGCCGACCTACTCGCCGACCTACTTGCAGAATCGATAGCGTGATGGAAAACCGAGCGCAGATACAGAAGAACATCGAGCTGCTAGCTGCGTTGGAGCGGCCTGTAATGGGCCAGCCGATGTCTGTCCTTACGAGCCATGAATCGCAGTCATGGTACACGCCTCCGTATATAATCGAGATGGTGCGAGAGGTTCTGGGCGAGATCGGCCTTGATCCTGCGAGCGATAGAGCGCCTCAAGAATGGATTAAAGCCCAAAGCTACTATTCGCAGAAAGGGCTAGAGGCGAGCTGGAATCTTCGAGCAACCGTCTTCTGCAATCCGCCCTATGGTAAGTCGGAGGCGGGAAGCAATCAGGCTCTATGGTCGCAAAAGATGGCCGCTGAATACGAGGCTGGACACTTCAAGCAGGGCATCTTGCTGATTAACTCGACTCATGGCTATAGGTGGTATGAGAACCTCTGGGTCAGATATCCGGTCTGTCTTGCGCGGGATCGAATCAAGTTTATCAAGCACGATGGGACCGTTGGCGGACAGGCGAAGCGCGGACAGACGTTCGTATATTTCGGCGCGGACCCGGCGAAATTCGTTCAGATATTTAGCAAGATTGGCAGAATCGTACTGCCCGATCTCCCTCCCTCCTAAAAATAATTTTCCGCCTGTAATTCTTTTTCTTTGACAAGTTACCGGAAATCCGGGTCAAAAGTCACGTCAACGTGACAAAATAATTCTTGACATTAAAATTGAAATCAACGATACTCGGTTCTGTTGAACGACAAAAGGGGAGAAGGAAAGCTAAATGCTTACAACTACAAGTCATAACGTTCGGTCGTTGTTAAGTCAGGCTCGCAGGGCTTCAAGCCGGATACATCTCAGCCTGCTCCGAGGAAAGTTTGACCGAGCGCTGGGAGCCGCCCGACTCTCCGAGCCGCTACGAGAGTCGGCGCTGAGAGAGTTCGACAGAATTGCTCCAAAGGACCTACCGCGTAAGAAGAAGAGGGTTAGATGAGCAAGGTCGAAAACAGAATCCAGCAGCTTGTAAAACACTCGGAGCGCCAGCGGGGATTGCTTGACTTGTTGCTGGCCGAATTTTTAGAGAACGAATCAAAACATAAGATCAAGGTCGATAATACAAAAGACGCAGAGCGACAACATCGGTTGGCCGCATCAGAGGAAGCGAATTACAAAACCTTATGCGAGTATTTGAAAACAGAGAGCCCGCTAGGGATTCTCGTGCGGTTGCTTCGCACGGAGAAGACGGAAAACGGTTGGCGGGTTCTGGGATCGGGTGGAGAATGGTACGAGATTCCAGAGGACCTAAGCAGTTGTCAGTGTCCGAAGTTCTCCATCAAACAACAATGCCCGCATCTTGACGGAGTTCGATTGATGACCCGATTAAGATACGGATCGAAAAGTACAGAGTCACGTTGACGTGATTGCTGGAAGATAGGGAGATTACTCATGACGCAGGCTATAACGACTCGGGGCTCGCACGCGCTGGCACCGAGCGAATACAGATTGCAGTTTGGGAGCATCACCGATAAGGGGTATGAGTTTGACGAAGGTGTCGAGCTTACCCCGGATTTGGTGAAACAGGAAGGCGAACGGATCGCAAAGGGGTACGAGTTCATTGACAAGTCCCGTCCGTTCGTGATCGGGACGTTCGTCCGGGCTTCGGAGCTAAAAGTCGGTGAGATGGCTTCTCAGGTCTACGACATTTTCGGGATGAAGTTCCAGCGGTTGAAGAACGTCCTGTATGTCGTGGACAACGTTCCGAAAGACCTTTGGAATCCCGAAATCGCCTTTGACATCCATTACGAGGTAGCGAACCTGAAGGATCAGCCGAAAGATCAGGCAGCGTTGCTCGCGATGGCTGCAGAGGGTACGATTGGGACAAACGGCGAGCGCAGACCGCTGACCGTCGCCGAATTCAAGACGGCAAAGAAAACGTATCTGTCTGAGATTGCAAAGACAGGCGAGGCCGCTGCGCCGGGCGTGCCGGAAGAAAAGCAGCCCGCGTTTCACTTTTCTTTTTCGTTCCGAGCCCCGGAGCCGAAAGAGGCGATCAAGGATTATGTGCCCGCTGCGAAGAAAGAAGCCGTCGCTCAATTCGATGAGGCTCTGAAGTGCTACACGCAGCCGAAGTATGCTGCGCAGAAGGCGGAGCGCGAGCGGAAAGATGCGTTCAAGACGCTGATGGGCGATGTTCCGCCAGCGGATCAAGCGCAGTTTGCGGAATTGTTCGCTCAGGGCGTCCCGATAGCCGGGATCAAGGGTGCGGTCAAGAAGTACAAAGAGGTTCAGGCGGCGGCGGATGCGTTGGATAAGCTGCTTGAGACCATTCCCGAAGATCATCGAGATCGGTTCCGAGAGAAAGTCGCTTCTGGCGTGTCGATCAAGGATGTAAAGGCAGAGGCCGACGCTTTCTTGAAGAAAGAGGGCAATCGAACGGCAGTGCAGGAGGCTCTCAACACTCAGAAGATCGTCAAGCCGGAAGATCGCAATAAGTTCTTGGCGATGCTGGACGGCGAGACCCCGAAGAAACTGTCGGATATCAAGGCTGAGATTCGAGCAGCGGGTAAGACACTGCGCGACAATGAAAAGCGCCTCGCGGACATCGAGACGGTGCTAGAGGGTATCTCGGCGGAGGATCGCGAACAGTTCCAGAAGGCGATTCACGAGGGGGCGTCGGCAAAGTCGATTCGCGAGGACGTGAATGCGTGGAAGGCCGAACTGGCTCAGACGAACAAGAAGAAGTACGACAAGAACAAGGAAGATCGCAAGGAATGGAGAGCGCAGGCGGCAAACAAACTTCGTTCGGCGAATGTGCTGCGCGAGGGCAACACGCCGGAAGACCTTGAGAGAGCGGCTGTTCTGGAACAGGAAGCACAGGCGTTGCTCGAAAAGGCGGACAAGTCGGAGCAGGAAGACAACGCGGAGCGCGGTATCGTGGCTCACCCGAAGCCGACCAAAGGCGGCGGGGCAGCAAAGAACGCAAAGAAAGGCTCCAAGAAAGGCAAGAAGGCCAAAAAGAGCTGAGTCCTAACAAAAACAGACTGATGTTCGCGGCTCGGGCTCAGCGGAGTCCGGGCCTTTTTCTTTAGGAGAGATTATGTCGGAGATTAAACGAGTGCTACAGGCGGTGAAAGAGTTCGGCTCGGGCTGCACAGTGATAGACGTTGTAGCGGCTACTGGCATTTCTCAGTACAATATCGGACGTTACCTTGCCGCCCTAGCGCGACAGGGTAAGATCGAACGAACGGGTAAGAAGGTGCGATACCTGAACGAGAAGAAGGACCGGGTGGTCTACAGAACGGGTCCGCCATGCGTGGAGTTTATCTACAAGGAAAAGATTGGAGCGAAGAAAGTCACGTCAACGTGATTTCACAAAGCCGACAAATACGTTCGGTGCTCAATCGAGTTCCGTCCCACCGTCCGGGATACTCAGGCCCGCGCAGCCGGGTCTTTGTATGGAAGCTGACTTGTCCGATATCCGGGATATCAAGATAGAGAACCTGATTATGGATCGGCTGAGACGTATCTAAGCTCCATCCCCAGATGATACCTAGAATCCCAGAGTGTTGCTCAAGGGCTATACAAAGTTGCTCTAAGGACCAGTCCTTGCGCTCGTAGGCCATACTCCTATAGGAGCCCTTGCCCCGGATTCCGCCCCGGTAGACCTTAGCCCGAGCGGAGTTCTTATTCGCCCGGAAGAGGGCGACGGCTATTTCTCCGGCTGGACCGCGTTGCTTGAGTCGGTTATAGAATTCGGTTGTAGCGGCTCCGTCCGATCCGTTCCATATTCGGTAGGCTTCCATTCGCGAGAGCTTATCAGGGTAGCAACCCAGATTCAAGAGGCTTGGCAGACGGAGAGCTAGCCAGTAGCTCTACCGTAACAACCCGAGTTCTGTCGGCCCGGTTTTGACGTTCGCCTTGTCACCGATACGGCTTGATCGCGGAGCCCGATTGCGACCGGCCCGAATGTTTATCGTGCGCTTCGATGAAGCAGGCTCAGACCGCTACGCAACAGCAGCGCGGTGGCATATCCGTGTTTCCCGCTATTATTCGATTTCGCGGCTGCATCTGAGTTTATTGGCGCAAGCTCTAGCCAACGCACGTTGCGCGAGTAACTGAGGGGCGCGCAGATTGAAAAGAGACCGCACGGGTACCGATAGGCGCTACGCCGTTCGCCGTGGTTCGTTGCTATGTGGTTGTTTGTTGATTCTTCCCACGATACCTCTGAACGGCGGTAACTATACCCGAGTAAGCGGGTTAGGTCAAGCCTAAAAATTACCTTGCGTTCGGACGGCGAGTCAGGTATAATTTTCAGGTCGGATCATGCGTCCGGTCAAGAGCATAATCCAAAGGCGGTTCGGGCTGCCTTCCCAAAGGCTTCCTGCATATCTCTGAACAAGACTTGCAAAACTCGAACCGCCTAACCTCTTCTAATCCCCACAGTCGCGGGAAAGTCACGTTAACGTGACGGTGAAAAATAATTCTTGACATCCTAACTGGGTTCGGCTATACTCTCTCTTGACGACAAAGAAAGGGAGAAAGATATGAGCAAAGCAATCTTCGTTGAATGCAAACAATCGGAAGCGAATGCGGTTCACTGTGAGCAATGCGAAGGCGACCGTAGTTCGTTTCACGAGGGCGAGAAGGCTGTTCGGGCGCATGCCGAGTCCTTTCCGCTCCATACTCGGATAACTCCGGTTCGGTTGGAGGTTGCATGAGCAGCGGGCCGGTGTACGGCGTGATCACGGAAAAAGACGGGCTGGTTTATTACGTTCAGTCCAAGCAGGTCTTTCGAGCGCCGGTAGATAACGTAATCGACACGCAAACCGGCTTGCCTATAGGACGCTGGGAATGCTCGCTCGAATCGTTTCGGAGATTCTCTGAGAGCGTGTATGGCATTAAGCTGTGTAACGCTCTAAGCATTTCTCAGACCCGCTGTATCCGGGCCGAACATGAAACCGGAGATCATGAAGACGAATTGCGGCGTCAATGGAGCCAAGGAATTCATCCTTGACTTGACTTTACTTGTTGTTTCAGAGTAGAATCTTTTCCATCACGTTTAGACTTGACGACTCAGCGTGATTCGTTTGAAACGGGGAAGGGAGCCCAAAAGAGCTTGAGTGGGAAGAGACTTGAAATTGTTTTCTTCGGGCGTCGCGATGCACGGAGAGTTACCTGCCTTGGTTCCCACTACAAGTCGGTAATCTCCCTATCGTCGTCAAACGCCGTGCTAGCACGCCCGAAGAAAGCGCTTTCGAGTCTTTTTGATTTTGGAGAAACCGATGGTCGATAAAGATTATGATGGAACAAAGATCGAGCCAGCGATAGGACCGAGAGGTATTCGCATCACACGGGAACGCATGTGGATGCAGGTGACTGACCGAAGCGACGAAGCAGAGGGCGTACTACAGGCTAATCTAATTAGCCGTTCAATTTGCCCGCCGAAGTTTGCGTTCACCGACACCCCGGAAGTGCGGCGCATCTTGGGAATACCACTCGACGCGCCAGATACTTACTCAGAAAAAGACTTCGGACCAAAGAAATGAACCACGTCTTTACCTGCGTTATCTGTCGTCGTCAATGGGACGTGGAATCAGAAGCGCAGTTAGATTGCTTCTTCTCCGGGGCTTGCTGCGACTGTATTCAGAAGTTTCAGGTCAAACAAGAAGACATAGCAACGGCGCTCCTTCCTCTGTTCGAAAGTCGCGTCAACGTGACTCCTGTCGCTGATAATCTATTTCACGACCCGCTCTTGAAGGTTGACCTGGACGCTCTTGAGTCACGAGCTTCCAGCAACGGGTCTTCGGATATCAAAGAGGTATTTGAATACTGGAAGGATGTCTGCAAGCATCCGGGCGCTCAGTTGGATAAGAAGCGAGCGAACGCGATTGGCAGGCAGTTGATACGAGCGGGACGGTCAGTAGAAGACCTGAAGCTGGCGAGCCTCGGAGCCTCGCTTGATCCTTGGGCGCAGAATAACCACCAAGACGATATAGAGCTGATCTGTAGGGACGCGGCCCACGTGGAACGATTTATGGAAACGGCGCGGAGAGCAAAGAGAGAGAGGCAAAGCCTGAGCACCGGAAATGAAGGGGCTGAGCAATATTCGGATATCTTCTCTGAGATAAGAGGGCGGAATAATGGCGCATAGCGATGATCCCTTTTTTGACAAAGGTTTGCCCGCTGCGCCTGATATGGAGCGGGCGGTACTAGGAGCGCTGTTGCTTCGAAACGAGGTCTGCGAAGAGGCTAAGGCGCTGCTTGCGCGAGACGACTTCTTTCTTGACTCTCATCGCCGGATTTACGACGCGTCGATATGGTTATTCGAGCATGGGATTCCTATTGAGTTAACGTCGCTTGAGGACGAGTTGCGTAAGCGCGGGGAGTTTGAGCAAATTGGCGGTGCGACGTACATCTCTAAGTTAATAGACGGAGTTCCGGCCACGGATTTTATTGAGCCGTATTGTAAGGTAATCAAGCGGCGGTCGCAGGCCCGGAAGAGGATTACGGCGGCGAACCAGATTATAGCTGAGAACTTTGAAGACCCGGACGATCCTGAGTTGGGAAGTAAGGCAGAGGCAAGGATGAGCAGCTTGGCGATGACGGAGCCCGATCTAGCGGAGCCCAAGCCGCTCTTGCATTACGCAGAAGAAGCAATATATGAGGCGAATCTTGCGCGGGACAGCGGAGATCGGATCACCGGAATAGCAACGGGTTACTACGGGTTCGACGGGCGCACGTTGGGATTGCAACGGCAAGAATTGACTGTGATTGCTGCTCGCGTCTCTATAGGAAAAACAACTTTGATGACTAATATGGCGCATAATATCGCGAAGCGCGGGAAGGAGAATCTGATAATATGGTGTGGCGAGGCTCCGGGGAAGCGATTGGCCGCTAAAAATCTTGGAAAAGAAGGGCCGGTTGATACGTTTCGGATGCGAAGTGGTCAGTACGATCAAGGGGCGGTTTACGGAGCGCTTCGCTCGTTCGATCAGTGGGGCATGCGTTACGCGATGTGCGACAAGCCGGGGATTGGTGTAGCTGAATTCCGAGCAATGTGTCGTCGGCATAAAATGAAATACGGGTTAGATGTAGCGTTCGCTGACTATCTTACGCTGTTTCGATTCCCTTCTGGTTTTACTGATAAGCGCGATGCTATAGGAGAGAACGCTTGGCAGTTAAAAGAGCTTGCGCGCGAACTTGATATCTCAATGGTGCTATTGCATCAGCTAAGTAGAGCGCCGGAGACTCGTTCTTCGAGCGACCAGCGTCCTCGATTACCGGACTTGGCAGAATCGGCGGATGTTGAGAGGCATGCGGACGTAGTTGTTTTCCTCTGGCGAGACAGGAAACCAAAGAGAGGCGAAGAGAATATCACAAAGGCGTTTGTTGCCAAACAGCGCAACGGACCTCCGGGGCAATTCGGTTTGGTCTATATCAAATCCGAAGATCGGTTTGAGAACTTGGAAGACGACCGCTCGTTGTTTATGAACGACGCGCCGGAAGGGGAGTAAGGGAAACATGGCTTCAAGGCAGCCTCGCTGGTTACAGCAGTATAGTTTTGCTTGGAGGAAAGCAACCAAGAAGCTTCTATTACGAGAAAGATTTCAGCTTGAATTAGTCTGGCAATCAGAAAGAGTTTGGTGCGTAACGTCTAGCACTGGGTATGTTATTATACGCAGAAACGGAAAGGTTGCCGTCGTAGGTAATAGTATTGGATTTGATTACCCGGAACTGGCGAACGTTGTTCTAGCCCGTCCTTCGATGTCGCTGGCGGTCTACTATCAACAGGTCGGAAGGGCCGTTAGAGCGCATTCAGAGAAGAGCCATGCGATGATCGTAGATATGGTTGGGCTATCGAATCAGTTTGGTAAGGTTGAGGATTTGACGTTGTACGAGAATGGTGGTAAGTGGTTCGTTGCCTCCGGTGATCGCCAGTTAACGAACGTCTACTTTGGGGAACGCGATGGCTGAACAGAGCGAACTATTCAAAGCGGCTCCTGTTGTGGTTGAAGGACTGATAGGAGGGGTCGATAACGGGCTGAACGGCGGTATCGTACTGCTCGGAGAATCGACTCCGATTAAGCTGGTCATGCCTGTAGTTCGCGTTCGAGTAAAAGCGAGAAGGGGAAAGAAGGGTTTTGGATTTCGTACCTACTTGAACGAACCGGCTATCAGGAGTTTCTTCGAAAGCTACCGTCCTGCGCATGTGTTTATCGAGACGGTACAGTCTAGGCCGGGGCAGAGCGTGATAGCTACTCAGACGACAAGTATTAACCACGGGCTGATCCGGGGTATTCTTGTCGGGCTCAAGATCGATTACACGCCGGTAGCGGCGCGGTCTTGGCAGGCAGTTATGTTCCAAGGATTACCGAAGGACGCCGATATCGACAGCAAGGATAAGGCGCTGATTATCTGCAATAGGCTATGGCCGGGAGTCGAATGGACGGCTACAGCTCGGAGTATCGTTAATCACACGGGATTACCCGACGCAGCTTTGATCGCCGCTTGGGGAAAGCTCCGGCTCGCTGCTGGGAAAATAACTCTTGACAAATGAAAGGGTTATCGGGTATAATACCTATAGACTTTGACGAAAGGGAGAATCACGTTGACGTGACTTTATGGCTAAAACCACAAAACAAAAACCAGAAGAGAAAGTCGAAGAATCGGTTAGCCCGCTGTTTGAGTCCGCTGCGGCTACGGAAGCTGGCAGTTTTGATCCGATAACTGACGTACTAGCGGAGGTCGTTAAAGACCCGGTGTTGCTAACGCAGTTCGTCTTTTTGAAAGCCTTTAACGATTCCGAGGGCAAGCCGCTCTTTCTTTTCGAAGACCCGAGACATGAGTATCTGTTGCTAGACGAAGACGGGAACTGCTATGAAGAGGGAGAGAACGGGCATACTCAGATTCCGTTAGGGCAAGCACTTGCGCCGTGGTCGGGTATCCTTGATCCGGCTGCTCCGATGAATCCGTTTAAGACCGCCCAGGCGGCAGCAGAGGCTGAAGATGTAACAGACGCGGAGTTTTCTATTCCTGCAAAACCAGCGGAGCCGGAAAGAGTTGACGGAGAAATAGGACTGAGCGCGGATCAGCGAATGGCATTGCGGAGCCCGCGACTGGGCGGAAGCGTTGACGGCCTGTCGATGATCCCGGAGCAAGCCCAAGCGATCCTTGCCACGCGAATCAGCTTGCTTAGTCAGCTACGTATGGCCTCAATTCAGCAAACGTTCCCGACCGACTGGCTTCTCTTTCAGAACCGGGACACCGGACAGGAGATGGCTTACCTTCAAGATTCGGGATGCGAGCGCATTGCGAAACTATGGGGGATTACGGTATTCAACCTGAGCAAGTTCGAGAAGATCGTTGCGGATGACGGGAGCTTTGCTTACGTTATATCCGGGGACGCGAAATGCGGGTTCACCGGAGAAGACCAGGAGGCGCTGGAAGGTATTCGGTCTTCCGATGATCCGTTCTTCAAAAACAACGGAGCTAAGGGCGCTCGATTGGAATACTATATTCGCAAGGCGGCGCGGGCGAATCTGGATGGTACGGCGCTGAGAACGCTGTCCGGGCTCGGTAATGTCCCTGTTGAGGAACTGATTCGATGCGGCCTGAATGTCGAGAAGTGCAACAAGGGACGCGGCTACGACCGGACTCCTGCTGGCGCAGACGTAACGACTAAGGACGCCGGTATTCCGGTTAGTCAGTATCCGAAGTGCCCGAAGTGCGGTGGTGAGATGAAGTTTATCCCCGGTCGCAACGATGAGCAAAAGCAGTATGATGCGTTCTTTGGATGCAAAAAGAAACGAGAGGATTGTGGCGGAACTGTCAAGCATCAGGCGTGGTTAAACAAGGTCAAGAAGGATAACGATACTGGCGCTCCGGGAGCGAAGGAAGAAGAGAAGGACGACAGCGGGTGGAAATGTGAGAAGGCTAAACGGATGACCGTAGAGCAGCTAAGAGCCAAGTTGAAGAGCAAGGGACAAACCGACAAAGACCTGTACGATCATCTGTTCGAGCAATTCCCCGAAGATGGGATTACGCCGGAGTCGCTGTCTAACGAGCGGGCCGCTAAGTATATCTCGGCGTTGGCTACGAAACTAAACTCGCTCGGGTAGAGGCTTCTTTGAAGCGCTCGGAGAAAACAAAGAAGCCTCGGATTTACTATCAGCGAGTCGCGGACCTGCGTAAAGAACGCGGCGACTTTTGCGAATGTAAGCGAGAAGGCTGTCATGGAGATAGAATTCCATGCAAGAAACGGAACGGTCTGGAATTCGCGCATATCGCACCTACGGGACTAAGGGGTCGGGGTCGGGGACAGACCCAGCGCTATTACGATATCAAGCGCCATCCCGAATGCTATGAACTGCTCTGCGACCCCTGTCACTGGAAACAGGAAGTTGATACCAGAAGCGACAAAGAGCGGGAGCGCGATGAACAGCTTGAGCGAGAAAGTCACGTTGACGTGACGGAGCCGAAAGACGATATAAGCTTTCCTTACGGAGCAAACGTATGAGAGGAAGTCTCGAAATCTTGAACGTGGGAGCTGGTGACGTGAAGATTACATTCGACAAAGAAGACGCAGCCGAAGCGATACGAGCCAAGCGAATCATCAAAGACATGATTCGTCGGGGATATGCCCTGCTCGTTCAAGACTCTGACGGCAAGTTTCAGCGAGCGAAAGCGTTCGATGAAGCGACGTCTGAATATGTCATCGCGGACCTTGGCGACGACGACGATGAAGAAGGCGAGCCGGGAACGTCTAAGGTCCGCGAGAAGCGGGTCAAGATGCATAAAGCCCGCGTAACGGCTGTTGGCCGGAGCGCCGGAGGCTAAAGTTGAAGCAGAAGCGGGACAAAGCAAAACAGACTTCCGCGCAGAACGCGGCCTTCCGGCAGGCGGTGAACCGCGCAGCTTTCCAGCGCGGAGAATGGGCGGGCTGTCCGGTTCCTGTGGATGGTATGAGCATGGTGATAGCTCGGGGATATCCGTTTGCTGATATATTCAAGAGGCAATTGGAGCCGCAATCAGACCGGGTTGTGAATTCGTGGTATAGCACGAAGTATCATGCGGATGTCGGGTCCGTGCAGGACAAGGACGGTCAGTATCATGCTGCAATCGGTCCTAGAGAGAACCGAGCGGCGACTTCGATGTTTGACACGTTTCGAGCGGCGGCTACGTGGGATTTCGACGCAGAGGTTAGGGCGATGGACAAGCTGCAAGGGCTGATCCCGGAGCATCTATTCGCAGCCTATTGCCTGACCGGGATGTTTATCGAGACGAGTAAGCATAGTGGGGTCTGTTACATTTTCCGCAGGCTCCGCCCGACAGCGGCTTGCTCGATGACCGGAAAAACATGGGATTGGGGTAAGCGAGAGCTAGTAGAGTCTCAAGTAAGATTCTTATGTGCTCTCTGTCTGCATCCTATTGGCTACTACGAGGGTTCTTGGGCGGGGGCGATGGTGCCGACAGACGATGTACTGGCGCATCTGTTGTTAATGAGAGCGGACGAAAAGTTCTATTGGAGAAAGGCGAATCAGATTCCGTGTTACAAGCCGGAAGCGGGGATGTTCTAATAATGAAGATAACAAAGATTGAGATATCGAATATCCGGGGCATCGAAAGTCTGGTTATCGAGCCGGGGACGTTTACGGTAATCAGCGGACGGAACGCGCAAGGGAAGTCGTCGGTGATAGCTGGGTTGCAAGCGCTGGTGAGCGGTGGTCACGATCCGGGATTGATCCGAAAAGGCGCGGAGAGCGGTTCTGTTAAGGCTACGTTGGACGACGGAGCGACCGTTACCTTGACGGTGAAACCGAGCAAGTCGGAACGGGTCGTGAAGGACGAAAAGGGTCGGAAAATATCAGCGCCCCAGTCTGTGATAGATGAGATGGTTGATTTGGTTAGCTATGATCCGATTGGAGAGTTCCTTCAAGGGACGGAGGCGCGTCGGGTCGAGATTCTCATGGAGAGTCTGCCTGTTAAGATCGGAGCGGAAGAGTTACAGCAGGTTGGTGTAGAGCTTCCAAAGGGCGAGTCTTTGAACGGCCACGGGCTCGCGGTGTTGGAGCGGCTACGGAAGTTCTACTACGGAGCCCGCAGGGATCAGAGCCGAGACCTGAAAGCAAAGCGGACTACTATCGAGCAGCTTTCAAGCGGATTACCCGAACTGGAAGACGTGCGACCGGAACTTGCTCGGATTGACGAGGAACTGGCCGCATTAGACCTTGCGAAGACGAGAGTTAAGATCGACATAGATACAATGCTAGGCGAGGAAGTAACGAGCGCTCAAAATCGTTACGAGAAAACTTGTGCTACGATAGTGAGCGAGCTGGAAGCTGAGATAGATAGGCTTAGGAAGCAGGCGGGTCAGCTTACCTTCGATGCGCTGATGACGCGCGATGATGCTGTCGAAGCGGCTCGCTCTACGGCAAGAACAGCATTGGAGGAATTCGATTCGCAGCACAGACCGAAGTTGGAAACGCTGTCTGCGAGGCAGGGCGAGTTGAAGGCTCAGAGCGAGGCTATTAACCGGGCAGAGGGTACGAAGCGGGTAATTGAAGGGCTGCAAACGGAAGCAGAGCGGCTTGCCTTGTTGGTAGAAGAAAGCGAGAGGGCTCTAGCCGGGCTCGAAACGTTGAAAGCGAAACTGGCTTCGGAGATTCCTATCAGCGGGCTTGAGATCGCGGAAGGCAAAATCTACATCGACGGGATACCTCTGGGCGCGGTGAACACAGCAGAACAAATTCTCTCCGTAGCCGTCGAGGTAGCGCTGTTGCGCCCGCGAGAGCTTCAATGTCTGGTAATGGATGGGGGAGAGCGACTGGACGCAGGTCATCTAGAGACGCTCAAAGCGGTCGCGGAGCGCCAAGGATTTCAGATGATCGTTTCGCGTGTTACCGACGAAGAAAGTTTAACCGTCACGTCAATGTGACTTATCTTTTAGGGAATTATATACTTGACTGCTCCGTCGAGTAAGAAGGCAAAAAACGATGAACCCTGATAGACCTTGGCGATTTGAAGGTAAGGCGAACCCGATAAACCAACGGGTGATTGTTTGGTTTTCCTGCGGTGAAGCGTCTGCGGTCGCGGGATATTTAGCTGTCCAGAAATACCCGATGGAATCCGAACTCGTGTACTGCGACACAATGAACACGGAGCACCCAGATAATAGACGGTTCTTTCGAGACGTGCAGAACTGGACAGGCAAGGCAATAACCGTCATTCGCTCGACTGAATACGATTCGGTTGATGAGGTTTTTGAGCGCACGCGATATATGATCGGAGTCAAAGGGGCGCGCTGTACAGTTGAAATGAAAAAGGTGCCTCGGAATTTCTTCCAGCGTTCTAACGATATACATATTTTCGGATTCACTGCTGATGAGCCGAAACGATTCAACGATTTCCAAAACAACAACCCGGAGTTGCGGCTTGAATGGATTCTCCGGGATAACTTCATCCGCAAATCAGACTGTGCGCGCATTCTCCGCCAGGCGGGAATTCCGAGGCCGGAAATGTATGCGCTCGGCTTTGAGCACAACAACTGACTGGGCTGCGTGAAGGCGAGTTCGCCTTCGTACTGGCAACGGGTCGCACGATTCTTTCCAGAGGTATTCAAACGGCGCTGTATCCAAAGTCGTGCGATTGGCGCTCGATTAGTCCGCGTTGATGGCATTCGCATATTCCTTGATGAGCTAGACCTCGCTCGTAACTTCGGCGAACCGGATGGCGATATTGAGTGCGGCCCGTACTGCCTGCAACCTACTGAGAGCTATGAACAGGAGCACTTAAATATATAATTCCCATCTTTTAGGGATAGCAAAAAATATGGACATTGAAGAGATTAACGCGAGGAAGGATGCCCTTGAAAAGACGATTCGAGAGTTGTTGATTGAGTTCAGCAATGAGACGCGCATGGTTGTGTACGGCATCAATTTCAGCGTTAGGCCGATCTATCGCATGGCCTCCCGTGAAAAAGTCGATCAAGTTTACTCCTGCGTGGTTGCTGACATAAGGCTTGCCTCAAATGACTAAAGAAGAGATTGCGAATCTGATTACTAACGGCTGGGCTGAATACGTCGCTCTTGACCGGCATTCGGCGACAGACCGTGATTATATCTATGCAAGTCAATGGAAGCCGTGCACGAGGCGGCTTGTCTACGACATGACAGAGTCCGCTATATTACCGGAGTTTGACTCTGATACGCTGGCCCGGTTCAAGCGCGGCAAGGACCGAGAGCGGGATATGATGACCGACCTAGCGCGAGTCGGTCGATTGGTACAACCGGAATTCGAGGTAGTAGGCGGGCAGGAGGCGTTTACGCTCAAGGATCGGCTCGGGCGCAAGGTTGTGTCCGGCAAGGTCGATGCTCGGATCAGGTTTTCAGGCGATCACAACGGACATGCCTATCCGATTGAAGCAAAGTCGTGGTCGCCGATGTTGACGGCGAAGATTCACGCGTTTGATGACGTGTTAGATGGCTACTGGACTCGCTCAGGCGGATATCAGTTGTTGATGTATATGCTTGGAATGAAGGAGCCTCTTGGTTTTCTATTGCTCGACCGACCGGGCCTGCCGTTACCGCTGCCTGTTGATCTAGAAACGCACCTAGACAAAGCGGAGGCGTTCTGGAAGCAGTCAGAAGAAGCAGTTGCTTATGTTCGAGACGGCGGGGATATCCCGGACTTTTACGATGATCCCGCTGAATGTCGCCGTTGTCCGTTCTTCGGTGCGGTCTGTAACCCGCCGATAGGTTCGCAGGAACAGGTTGGGGTAATCCAAGACGAACAGACGTTGCAGGATATCGAGCGATTCGGAGAGCTGCGAACGATTCTGGAAGCCTGCGGGCTCGATGAGTTCGAGAAGCTTGACGCGGATTTGAAGAAGAGACTGAGGGGCGTTGAGATGGCGCTGGCTGGAAACTATCTGGTTAGGGGCAAGTGGGGCAAGCAGTCGAGCGTGGTGTTGACTCCCGAACTGGAAGCCGAGTGGCGAGAGATCAAGGCGTCTTATACGAGAACAGACCCGAAAGGGAAATTCTACTTGAAGATTGAAAAGATCGGACCGGAAGTCGCGTCAACGTAACTAGGTTGAAGGGACATGCTATGAGTTATCTGTTAGTGGAACTAGAAAGCCAAGGATTTACAATCACAGAGGTTCGCAGGGAGCATGAGGCCGTCGCGGTACTAGCGGAGCTAGCAACTCAGAATGGCGCTTCTATAGCCGGGGGGTATGCGCGGTACGTGGCGTCGCCGAATGATAAGCCGGTTCCGGCGAGCGATCTGGATTTCTTCTTTGAGCACGAATCAGGATTTGATCACACGCTCGGGGTGCTTCAGATGGCGGG